CAAACGTACAATTTTACCCAGATCCAGGCGGTAGATTTAAAGTTAGTTGGGTACCACCGTCACATTTGCAAAATAAAGTAATTGACAAAAACGGAACTAATTATCCAGGCAATGAACACATGGGTGCTTTTGGTTGTGATAGTTATGATATATCAGGTACTGTAGACGGTTTAGGATCTAATGGTGCTTTACATGGATTAACAAAGTTTAGTATGGAGGACGCGCCTCCTAGTCAATTCTTTTTAGAGTACGTGGCTAGACCAGCAACCGCTGAAATATTTTTTGAAGATGTTTTAATGGCATTAGTGTTTTATGGCATGCCAATACTTGCAGAGAATAACAAACCACGTTTATTGTATCATTTAAGAAGACGCGGTTATAGAGGTTATTCAATGAATAGGCCAGATAAAGTTTGGAATAAACTATCAACCACAGAAAAAGAAATAGGTGGTATACCAAATTCTAGTGAAGATATAAAGCAAGCTCACGCGGCAGCTATTGAAACTTACATACAACAAAATGTAGGTTTAAAGTCAGATGGAGGTTGTGGTAACATGTATTTTAACAGAACACTAAATGATTGGTCGAGGTTTGATATTACTAAGCGTACTAAGTTTGATGCTACTATTAGCAGCGGGCTTGCTATTATGGCATGTAATAGACACCTTTATCAGCCGAATAAAAAGATTCAAAAAGCAAAAGTAGACTTAAGTTTTTCAAAGTATAATAACGAAGGTTTTACTTCACAAATAATAAAATAAAAGATGAACACAAAAAGTGCACAAAATTATTTTCCAAGTCAAGTAGTCAGTGATCAAGAAAAGAACAGCTACGAGTACGGATTAAAAGTAGGTCAAGCAATTGAAGCTGAATGGTTTGGTAAGGACTTTAATTCTAATAGATTTAGTTTAAACCAACAAGATTTTCACAAGTTAAGATTATATGCAAGAGGCGAACAATCAGTTCAAAAATATAAAGATGAATTATCAATTAACGGTGATTTATCATATCTAAATCTAGACTGGACACCAGTCCCTGTAATTCCAAAATTTGTTGATATTGTTGTTAATGGTATAGCAGAAAGGGCTTATGATATTAAAGCATATTCTCAAGATCCATTTGGTGTTCAAAAAAGAACTGAATATATGGAGTCAATAATAAGAGACATGCAAACGGCAGAGTTTCAAGATGAGGCTATAAATCAGTTTGGTATTAATCTATATGAAAACGATAAAGCAGAATTACCTGGTTCACAAGAAGAGTTAGAGCTTCACATGCAATTAACTTATAAGCAATCAATAGAAATAGCAGAGGAGCAAGCAATAAACGTTTTGTTTGATGGTAATAAATACGATCAAACATTAAAAAGATTGTATTATGATATAGCGGTGCTTGGTATAGCTGCCGTTAAAAATAACTTTGATACATCATCAGGTATAACAGTTGATTATGTTGATCCTGCTAATTTAGTATACTCATACACTGAGTCTCCGTATTTTGATGATATATATTACTGTGGTGAAGTAAAAAATATACCCATAAACGAGTTAAAAAAACAATTTCCACAATTAACAAATGAAGATTTATTGGAAATAGAAGATCAACCACATCAAAATGCATACGCGGCAAATAGATACAGTTCATCATACAATGATAATAATGTTGATAATAATATCGCTCAAGTATTATATTTTAATTACAAAACATATAACAATGAAGTATATAAGTTAAAACAAACAGGTACGGGTGGTTCAAAGGCTATACAAAAAGATGATTCATTTGAAGCTGTTGGTGAAGTTCCATTTGAAAAATTATCTAACTCACTAGAAGTTCTATACGAAGGAGCATTAATATTAGGTACAAAAAAATTATTAAAGTGGAATTTAGCTCAAAATATGTTAAGACCAAAGAGTGATTATACTAAGGTTAAAATGAATTATGCTATACATGCACCGAGAATATACAAGGGAAGAATAGAATCATTAGTAAAAAGGGTAACAGGTTTTGCTGATATGATACAGCTAACTCACTTAAAGTTACAACAAGTAATGTCAAGATTAGTACCTGATGGTGTTTACTTAGATGCCGACGGTTTAGCTGAAGTTGATTTAGGTAACGGTACAAATTATAATCCACAAGAAGCATTAAATATGTTCTTCCAAACTGGTAGTATCATAGGTAGATCAATAACGCAAGAAGGTGATCCTAACCCTGGTAAAGTTCCTATACAAGAAATATCAAGTGGTAGTGGTGGTCAAAAGCTACAAAGTTTAATCACTACATACAATTATTATTTACAAATGATAAGAGATGTAACTGGATTAAACGAAGCTAGAGATGCTAGCACACCAGATGCAAACGCTTTAGTAGGTGTACAAAAACTAGCAGCTGCAAATTCAAACGTTGCAACAAGGCATATATTGCAAGGCGGTTTATTTTTAACATCAGAACTAGCAGAAAACTTATCATTGAGAATATCAGATGTTATAGAGTATTCACCAACAAGAGACGCATTTATACAAGCAATTGGCGCACACAACGTAGCAACATTAGCAGAGCTAAGTGAATTACACTTGTATGACTTTGGTATATTCTTACAGTTACAACCTGATGAAGAAGAAAAACAATTATTAGAAAACAATATACAAATGGCTTTACAAGCTAATAGTATAGAACTTGAAGATGCAATTGATATTAGAGAAGTTAGAAATATAAAGCTTGCAAATCAATTACTAAAGTTAAGACGTAAAAAGAAAATAGAAAGAGATCAAGCTATAGCACAGCAAAACATACAACAACAAGCTCAAGCTAACGCACAAGCACAACAGGTTGCCGCTCAAGCTGAAGTTCAAAAACAACAAGCTATACAAGCGCTGGAGCTACAAAACAATGCACAGCAAGCTGAACTTGACGCTAACAAATTACAACTTGAAGCTGAACTTAAAAAACAATTAATGGAGCAAGAGTTTCAGTATAACTTACAACTAAAGCAAGCTGACAAACAAGCTGCAAGGGCTATGGAAGAAGGTCGTGAAGATAGAAAAGACACAAGAGTTGTGATGCAAGGTATGGAGCAAAGAAAAACTGCTGCATCAAAAAATAAAAATTTTGAATCTTCAGGTAATGATATAATAAGTGGAGATATTGGTTTAGGAAGATTCGAACCAAGTTAATGTTTAACAAATAAATAAATAATAATGGCAATAGTAACTAATGATTGGACTGGTAAGATAACTGGATCTGTTTTTACAACAGCGTCTAGTGATGCTATAAAACCTCCTACGGGTCATGTGTTTGTAGCTATAACAGCTTTAACAGCAACAGATTTTGATAGCTCAGGTGGCTTGGTTGCAGATGACGCAACTGTTTGGGCTAACTCTGAAGGAGCAGCTAATGATGCAGATGCTGACGCTGAAACAACAAGTTTAGGATCTGGTGGTGTGCAAATAACACAAACTAATGTAGATGTTCCAGCTGGTGTAACAATTTACGGTAGATATACTGAGATCGATATAAACGCTGGACAAATTATAGCATACATAGGAAAAGCTTAAGAAATTGTACGAGAGTACATATGTTTAATTTTATAATATTATATTATGGCAAAAGATGAAAACGTCAAGATAGACGAAAAAAACGCCGAGTCACCACAAGGTGATGCTAAGGTAAAAAAACCTCGTCTTAAAAAGTTTCAACAAGATGATACACCTATAAAGGTAAATCTTGCTGAACCTAAAGAAGAAGAGGTTAAAGAAGAACAACCTAAAGAAGAAGTGAAACAAGAGGAAAAACCTGTTGTTGAAGAGATAGTAGAAGAGAAGAAAGAAGAGGTTGTTGAAGAGAAAGAAGCTCCAGTTTTAGAAGAAATAACTGACGAGAAAGTAGAAGAAAAGGTAGAAGAAGTACAGGAAGCAGTTGAAGAGGCGATTGAAAAAGCAGAAGAAGCTGGGGAAGAGTTACCAGAAAACATCCAAAAGCTTATGAAGTTTATGGAAGAAACTGGTGGTGATCTTGAGGATTATGTTAAATTAAATCAAGACTATAGTAAGTTTGATGACACAGCGTTATTAAGAGAATACTATAAACAAACAAAACCACATCTAGCAAGTGATGAAGTAGATTTCTTAATGGAAGATAACTTTACTTACGACGATGAGGCTGATGATCCAAAAGATATCAAGCGAAAGAAATTAGCGTTTAAAGAGCAAGTTGCCGACGCTAAAGCCCAATTAGACAGGCAAAAGTCTAAATACTATGAGGAAATTAACGCTGGTGTTAAGTTAACACCTGACCAACAAAAGGCTGTTGATTTTTTTAATAGATACAATGAAGAACGAAGTAAGCAGGATAAGATTGTAGAAAAACAAAAAACTACATTTGATCAAAAAACTAAAGATGTATTTAATAAAAACTTTAAAGGTTTTGAATATAGCATAGGTGAGAAAAGATTTAGATTTAATGTTAAAGATGCAAGTAATGTCAAAGAGCAACAAGGTGATATTAATAATTTTGTTAACAAATTTGTTGACAACAAAAGTAATACCATATCTGATGCAAAAGGATATCACAAATCTTTGTTTACAGCAATGAACGCTGACGCTGTTGCGAATCATTTTTACGAACAAGGTAGAGCTGATGCTATAAAAGATAGTATCGCAAAAGCAAAAAATGTTAACATGGATCCTAGACAAGGTCTTGGTGAAGTTGAAGCAGGAGGCCTTAAAGTAAAAGTTTTACAAGACAACGATATGAGTTCATTTCGTTTTAAACCAAAATCAAAATAAATTTTAACAATTATAAATATAAATAATTATGGCAGCAATTACTCCAACAGGTGGATCGGCGTTAAATAGCGTACCTTCACCAGTTAAAGCGGCAATAACTACTAACTATTTAGATTTTACATCTGGTAGTAATGACTGGTCTCAGCAGTACTTACCTGATCTAATTGAACAAGAAGCAGAAGTATATGGTAAAAGAACTATATCTGGTTTCTTATCGGCAATTGGGGCAGAAGAGGCAATGAGCTCAGATCAAGTGGTTTGGACAGAACAAGGTAGGTTACACCTTTCGTATAAAGTAACAGGATATGCAACAGGATCCAACACTGGTGACCTTACTTTAGGTGCGGCTCCAGGATCAAGCGCAGCAGCAGCAGCTACTCACGGTATCAGAATTGGTCAAACAGTTCTAGTATCTGATGGTCAAGCTAATGCAGTAGTATTTAGAGCGTTAGTAACGCACTTACCAGCAGGTAATAAAATCACAGTAGCTCCTTATACAACAGGTCATGCTTCAGGTGATATTGCAGATGTTTCAGGTATCAACACAACAACTCTAGCAGCAAGTGGTAGAGTATTTGTTTATGGTTCTGAATTTGGTAAGGGAACTAATGGTATGGGCGAAACTGCTGGTAACAACCCAGTTATGCCTCAGTTTAATACGTTTAACAACAAACCAATTATCTTAAAAGATCATTATTCAATTTCTGGATCTGATACTTCAAGAATCGGTTGGGTTGAAGTTGGCGCAGAAGACGGTACTTCAGGATACTTATGGTATCTAAAAGCAGAAGCTGAAACTAGATTAAGGTTTGCTGATTATCTTGAAATGTCTCTTTTAGAGTCAGAAAAAGGTACAGTCGGTGGATCGGTAGCAGATTCAACAATTAACGGTGCAGGAGAATCATTCGGTACTGAAGGTTTGTTTAAAGCTATCACTACAAGAGGTCATGTGACTTCAGGTATTGCAGGAACTAGTGCAGTAGATGACTTAGGATCTTTTGATGAGATTCTTAAAAAGTTTGACGAGCAAGGTGCTATTGAAGAGTACATGCTTTATTGTAACAGAACAGTATCATTAGCAATTGATGATATGTTAGCAGCTCAGAACTCTTACGGGTCTGGTGGTACATCTTACGGTGTATTCAGCAACTCTGAGGATATGGCATTGAATTTAGGTTTCTCTGGATTTAGAAGAGCATCATATGACTTCTACAAATCAGATTGGAGATATTTAAATGATATTTCATTAAGAGGTCAAGACGCTTTCAATGATATCAGAGGTGTTTTAATCCCAGCTGGTACTTCAACAGTATATGATGAAGTAGTTGGTAGAAGCATGCGAAGACCTTTCTTACACGTAAGATATAGAGCTTCACAAACTGATGACAGGAGAATGAAAACATGGATAACAGGTTCAGTAGGTGGAAACATCACATCTGATCTTGATGCTATGGAAATCAACTTCTTATCAGAAAGATGTCTAGTAGTACAAGGAGCTAATAACTTCATGTTACTTAACTAATACTTTTTAAAAGAGTTAGGCGCTTCGGCGCCTAGCCCTTTTTATTTTTTTAATATTTAATTTTATTATATCATGGCAAAAAAACAAACAAAAAAAGCGGTAGCTATAGAAGAACCTGTAGTTGCTGTAAAAGAACAACCTAAGAAAAAAGATTCTTGGGAAATGAAGGATAGGAATTACTATTTACTTAGAGATTTAAATCCTTTAACATACACTATAAGATCAAGAGGTATATTTTATTTTGATGAAGAGAAAGGATATGAGAGGGAGTTAAAATATACAATCAACCAAAGAACACCATTTGTAGATGAGTTCAAAGGTGATGCAAGACTTGGTCATATTGTATTTGAAAATGGTGCACTATATGTACCAAAAGAAAAACAAACATTACAGAAACTATTATCACTATATCATCCAGATAGAAACACTTTGTTCCAAGAACAAAACTTAGTTAAAGAAGCTGAAGATGATATGGATTACCTTAACTTAGAAATAGAAGCTTTAAATCTAGCTAGAGACATGGACGTTGATAGAGCAGAAGCAATACTAAGAACAGAACAAGGTAGTGAAGTTTCAAAGTTAACTTCTAAAGAACTAAGAAGAGACATATTAGTGTTTGCTAAACAAAATGCAGAATTGCTTATTGAGTTAGCAAATGATGAAAATGTTCAGCTTAGAAACTTTGGAATCAAGTGTGTTGAATTAGGATTAATAACTTTATCTGGAGACAACAGGGTCTTTACATGGGCCAAGACAGGTAGAAAAGTTATGAATGTTCCTTTTGATGAACATCCATATTCAGCTTTAGCAGCTTGGTTTAAAACCGATGAAGGTTTAGAAGCTTACAACAATTTAGAAAAAAGATTAAGCTAATTAATCACTTTATAGAGTAGTCACTCTATTGGGTGACTACACTATATAAAAAGAAATTATGGCAGTAAATATAAACACGGTATATACTAGAGTTCAGTCAATTGCAAACAAAGAGCAAAGAGGTTATCTTACGCCTATTGAATACAACAGATTTGCAAATCAAGCACAATTAGAAATATTTGAACAGTACTTTTTTGATTTAGATCAGTATCTAAGAAGACCAGGTAATGACACTAGACATGCAGACTCTGTAACTAGTTTACAAGAAAAAATAGCATTGTTTGAGGTTTTTGACACTGATTTAGGTTCATACAGTAGTGGTTATAGTTTACCCGCAGCTCTTCATAAACTATCAACAGTTGAATACTATGTCAGCTCTACAGAAGCTCATGAGTGTGAAACTGTAACAAAAAAAGATTTTAGATTATTATTAAAGAGTAATATATTATTACCTACAGATACAAATCCTATATACACAAGAACAGGAAATACAATTAAAGTTTACAAAGGCAAAGCAACAACACCATTTTACGAAGAACTAACAACAGCATCAAAGGTTAAAGTTGATTATATAAAACAACCTACAACAGTTAACTGGGCTTATTATTTAGATGCAAACAACGATGCTTTATATAACGCAACAGGATCAACTAACTTTGAGTTACACGGATCAGAAGAACCAGCTTTAGTTATTAAAATATTAGAACTAGCAGGTGTCGCAATGAAGTCAGCTGATGTTTACCAAATAGGTGACAAAGAAAATATTGAAGATATACAACAACAAAAAGGATAATTAAATGGCAGGATTATTTCAAAAAACACAAGAAGCATATTACCAACAAAGTCAAAGTACTTTTAGTACAGAGCCAAATGGTAGTCAACGAGCGTTTACTTTAACAACTGTTTTCTTTCCTAGCATACCAAGTGCTAAGACAGATATCAGAGTTTTTGTTAACAGCGTTGAAATAGATACTGATAATTATAGTTACGATGGATCTACGGGTGTAATAACTTTTTCAGGTAATACAAACAACACTAATGAGCTTGAAAGTAATGGAGCACCAAAAGCAAATGCTACATTAAGAGTACAAGAAAGAGCATTAGGTGAAAGCTTTGGTACATATCAATACGTTTCATTAGATGATGTTGTAAATAACTTTTTAATAGCTTATGTAGGTGAAAACAAAGTAATACCAAAAGTAAAAAGAACAGATGTTTTATTTCATGCTAGAAGAGGTTTAGCTGAGTTTAGTTATGACACTTTAAAATCTAGAAAATCACAAGAAATAGATGTGCCACCATCTCTTATAATACCTCTACCTCATGATTATGTTAATTATGTTGGTTTACAATTAGTTGATGGACAAGGTATATATAAAAGATTATACCCTACAAGATATACAAATAACCCCACATCTTTATTACAAGATGATAATTACGATTATCTATTTGATGGTGATGGCAATGCTTTAACAAAATCACCTTCAGAAGCATGGAATAAATTTAAAGAAGCAAACAACACAGGTACAGAAACAACATCAAGATCATTGAATCTTAGTGACGACACAGATATAGAATTTAGGTTTAATGAAGGTAAACGATATGGAATATCACCAGAGTTTGCACAGGATAACGGTACTTTTTATATTGATGAGGTACAAGGTAGAATACACTTAAGTGGTGATTGTAGTGGCCATCATTTAGTTATTAATTATATATCAGACACATTAGGAACTGATGGTGAAATGCAAATACATAAGTTTGCTGAAGAAGCTTTATATAAACATATAGCATATGCAATAGCTAGCACACACACTTCAGTTCAACCAACATACGTTGCTTTATTAAAAAAAGAAAGATTTGCAGCACTACGTAATGCTAAAATAAGATTATCAAATCTTAAATCAGAGGAGTTAGCTCAGATAATGAGAAACAAATCTAAATGGATTAAACGCTAATAGAATATGCCAGAGTTTAGACGAGAATTTTTAAAATCCAAGATGAATAAAGACTTGGATGAAAGACTAGTACCACCAGGTGAATACAGAGACGCCTTAAACATTGAAGTTTCAACATCAGAAACTTCTGATGCTTTTGCTATAGAAGCGTCAAATGGTAATTCTAAAATAACAGCATCAACAGTCTTTGATGGCTACACTAACCCTAAATGTATTGGAGCAGCGAGAGATACGGAGAATAACAAGATATATTGGTTTGTTACGTCTGATAATAAAGATGCTATATTAGAATACGACGCAAACTCAAGCGTAGTATCACCTGTTGCTGTTGCTGTTAAGGCAACTAGCGATGTTTTTAAGTTTAGTGAAAACTTTTTAATAACAGGTATAAACATAATTGATGATCTATTATTCTTTACTGACGACAACTCTGAACCAAAAAAATTAAATATAAATAGATTTAAAGCAGCTACTAATGGTGACTTTGATACGCATACACAAATATATGGTGGTAATTTATTGGAAGAACATGTTACTACAATAAAGAAATATCCTAAGTCTTCACCAAATTTATCTATAAAAAGAACATTAAGAGATGGTATAGTTGATTCAACTTTTATAGATACAGATGGAGATAAGTTTGTTGAAGCTGATGAGTCAACAACACCAAAAGCTATAGGTAGTGAGATTGTTTTAGTTTTGTCAGGTCAACCAGATTATAAAGAAAATGACATATTAAAGGTTACAACAACTGATAACTCAACTGTATATACAGCAAGAGTTAGCATTAAGTCTATAGATGATATAAGCAGCACTAGTCAAACAATAACAGTTATATTATTATCAACGTCAGATGAAATGTTAAGCTCTGATAAACAATTGTGGAACATTGAGCTTGAAGAAGGTGATTCGTTTTTTCAAGATAAGTTTCCTAGGTTCGCGTATAGGTGGAAATATAACGATGGTGAGTATTCTGCATTTTCACCTTTTACAGGTGTAGCGTTTATACCTGATGACGAAGATTTTATATACAACATGGAAGAAGGCCATAATGTTAATATGGTTAACAACGTTAGAAAAATTACTTTAAATACTTTTGACACGTTACCAGCTGATGTAATAGAAGTTGATGTTTTATATAAAGAATCTAACGCCGCTAATATTTATTTAGTTTCTACATTAAAAAATAAAGAAAAGTCTATAACAATCACGTCTGAACAAATAGAAAAAACTATTGAATCAAATCAATCATTAAGACCTTATGATAATGTACCACGTAAAGCTAAAGCGCAAGAGATTACAGCTGGTAGATTAATGTATGGTAACTACCTTCAAAACAATACATTTAGAGAAGCTGTTAAAATAAAATTAACAAATACGCCTACAGAGGTTGATAGGGACTCACCTCAACCATCTGCTAAAAGCTTACGAACATATCAAGTTGGTGTTGTTTACTTAGACGAGTTTGGTAGACAGTCACCTGTTTTTACTGGCACAGATAGTTCTTTAAAATTAGATGGAACGTACGCCGATAAAAAGAATACGTTAAAAGCAAAGATTAATTCTGATGCACCATCTTGGGCAACTCATTATAAGTATTACATAAAAGAAAATTCAAACGAGTATTATAACGTTATAATGGACAGGTTTTATGAGGGTGAAGAAGATAACTTCTGGTTAAGTTTTCCATCATCAGAAAGAAACAAGCTAACAGAAGATGATTACTTGATACTTAAAAAACAAAACGGTAAAAACGTTGCGTTTGATCCAGATGAATATGGTTTTAAATCTAAGAAATATAAAATATTAGACATACAAAACAGTCCACCAGAATTTATAGCAAAGAAAAAAGAGTTAGTTGGTGAATTATCTGATGCTAGTACATTATTTCCAAATACATTAGTTGGTCATCCACGTGAAGGTTTTAGAACGTTTAGAGTTGCTGGTGATAAAATAGGTATTGATGATAGCGAGTTAAGAGATTTAGCTAGTAACGATAACTTCTTTAATCAAAATAAGTTTATACGTATTACAGACATAACAGACGTGCGTGCTAGTAATTATTATCAAATAGAAAAGGTAACTAAGTTTGATAATAGTGGTGGTAGTGATTTTAATGACGCTGATGATTACTATGAGTTTACGTTAGTAAAAAAGTTTGGTGCTGATGTTAACTGGGTAGGTACAAAGGATAGCAGAGTTAGTGGTTTAAAGTTACAGTTATTTTCTGAAGAAGTAATAATACAAAACGAAGAGTTTTCGGGTAGATTTTTTGTAAAGCTAAAACGTGATGATGTTATAGCAGAGAATATATTTGGTGGACCATCTGATGAGTTTGATCAAGTGGCTGAAGCTAAATTTAAATTGTTTGACTTTAACGACAGTAAGGCTGCTACTAAAACATTAACATCTAAACAGGCTGATACTAACATACTATATATAGATGATGCAAGAAGAAGTGATTTTGCTGGTGCTGGTTTTGTTATAGAACATGACTTAGATAAAAGCGGTAACAAGCCAACGGGTGATTTGGCAGCTGGCACAGCAGCATTTACTGTCAAAGGAGCTAACGGTAAATTTGTAGAAGAAAATACAGTTGTTGGTCCTAAAAAAGGTAATAACAGATTAACGCTACGTTATATAGATTACGGCGATGATAGAAAAAATTCAGATACTACAGCGCCAAAAGAAAGAGACTTTACAGCAAGAGACGATGAGAATAAAAGAATAACAGGTCAAACTGACTTTCAGTTTCATGAAATGCTACGTGGACAAAAGGGAATATATTTATCTTTTGCCGGTGATCCTAATCAACATAGGATAAGAATTAGAAGTATAAAATTAAGCTCTGTAAGAAACTTTAACTCTACAAGGAGGCATGCTAGTAGTGCAAATAGAGGTATAAGATATGATATAGTTTTAGAATCACCAATTGTATGGGGACCATTAGCATCACAAACTGGTGGTACTGATGGTGGTAACTTACGTGTAGATGGTTTAGGTACTGGCCAAGTGTTTCCAATAAGAAAAAGACTTAATTATGCTACAATAAAGCTATGGAGAAAAAGGACTAATCAAGTTCAAAAGAAAACTGGTAACCCTGCTGTGTGGGAAACAGAACCAAAACCTTCTATAGTTGATCTTGATTTATATTACGAGGCAAGTGACGCTTACGCAATAGCAGACCATGGTACCGAGCAAAACCTAGGTAACAATAGAAACGGCAGTAAGATATGGTATAACTGTTTTAGTTTTGGTAACGGTGTTGAATCAGATCGAATTAGAGATGACTTTAATGGCATACGTTTTGATAAAGGTGCTACCGCATCAGCAACACTTGATGAGCCTTTTGCAGAAGAAAGAAGAAAATCAAGCATAATATACTCAGGTGTATTTAACTCTACAAGTGGTGTTAATAAACTAAATCAATTTATACAAGCAGAAAAAATAACAAAAGATTTAAATGATGCGTATGGCTCTATACAGAAGCTGCATAGTAGAGATAATGACATTACCGTTTTATGTGAGGATAAAGTATTAAAAGTACTAGCTAATAAAGATGCTATATTTGAAGCAGACGGTGACTCTAGATTAGTGTCAACAAATAATGTTTTAGGTCAAGCAGTACCTTACGCTGGTGACTTTGGTATAAGTAAAAATCCAGAATCATTTGCTGACTTTAGCTTTAGAAGCTATTTCTCTGATAAAGATCGAGGTAAAGTGTTAAGATTATCAATTGATGGTTTAACTGATATCTCTGGTAAAGGTATGGGTGATTACTTTAGTGATAACTTATCGTTAGCTGATACTGTTATTGGTAATTACAACGAAGATAATAATAGCTATAACATAACATTAAATAATGACACTGTTAGTTTTAAAGAGGCTGTAGACGGTTGGCCAAGTAGAAAGTCTTACATACCAGAATATGGTATATCACTTAACAATACTTACTACACGTTTAACAACGGTGATCTTTATGAACACACTAATGACGTTAATAAGAATACATTTTATGGGGCTGCACAAGCAGACTCAACCATAGACGTTCTATTTAATGAAAATAGAAACGCTATAAAGAAATTTAAAACGCTAAATTACGAAGGTGATAGTGGCTGGGTAGCAGATGAAATAACAACAGATCAAGAGACTGGCGCTGACGTTAGTTTTAAAGCAAAGGAAAACAAGTACTTTGCACATATGAAACATGTTAAGAAACATAAAGTTACAATTGACATAGGTAACAGTGATGGCGGTAATATAATAATACCTGATGGTCAAAACATTAATATACTACCTGGTGCAACAGCTTCAACCTCATTTACATTTATTGTGAAACCAAAATCAGGTTATAAGTTTGATTCAGCGTTTACATTTGGAAGTTTTAATGAAAATTATTTAGTACCTCATCTCACAGAAGCATCAATAAATTCAGATGGTAATATGGTTATTGCTACGCAATTAAGTAGCTTTAAAATGATACCTGAAAATATTGAATTAGATTTACCACTTGTAACGTCAGGTAAAATATCTACTAACTCATTTACTTTAGCTGGTACGTTCAATAAGACAATACAAAATTCTTCTGTAAATGACATTAATGGTGGTGGTACTATATCAGCAGGCGCAGCAGATGGTTCGTCATGGACTACTTCTGGTACTAGTAATACAAGTACAACTTTAATGAATATATTAGTTACGCCTCACTCTAACCACGAATTTACAGATGATAATCTACCACAACTAATTGTGACTGGTGAAATTAATGATAACTACGAAATAACTGGACCTACAGCTCAAGCCAACGGTTATACATTTAAAGTTGTTGGGTCAAGGGTTAATAAAAATCTTACAGCAGAAAATATTAAATTAATATCTAAACCAAATAAAGCTGTTAGTCTTGAGACTAATGCTATATGGGGCGCAGATATATCACAAGAAGATTTTGCTAAGGATGAAGAAGAAAGAGAGATAATAGTTAGAGGATCTGTTGGCGCACAAGTTTTGTTAGGAGCAAGTATTGTATCTTCAACAGGTACTGACCTTGCTATTAATATATTAAACGGTAGTGGCTTTTCAACAGGTCAAAAGACGTTAACAATAGGTGATAACGGTGAAGCAAAAGCAATAATAAAGGTAACAGCTAACGGCACAAGTGGAAGACGAAACGTGTTTATATTACTTAGCGAAACTACAGGTTACGTAATAACAGATGAGTTTGATAACTCTGATGGCGCAGATGATTCTAAAGTATTATACACTATACCGCAGACATTGTTAGTACATATTAGTGGTTTTATGTTAGTAGCAGCGTCTCTAACGCCGCATAGTTCTTTTGGTTCACTACCAGCTGGACCAGCAAACAGTACGCAGCATACCCTAAGCTTAACAAACAATTCAATAATAGGTACAAGTGTAGGTACAGGTGTACAAATGCATAACGTGGCTGCTTCTACTAGTCCAATGCGACTACCTGCTAATACAGAGTTTCCTACAGAAAACAATATATTCGAGCAGACGTTTTCTCTTGCAAGAGATAATTCCGGTGACAGTGATAGTAGAATTGTTAAAGTAGATGACCTTGATATAGAAAATGACTTCTTAAAAACTGATGGTACAAACGCTTATGATTCTAGCACCGGTAATCTTATATTAGCTAACGGTAGTATATTACAAGTTATTGATCATAGATATGGTGTTATTGGTAGTGGTGGTAGAGGCGCTATAATTATACAATTTGAAATACTTAAATATGGTACAGCTGATGACTACGTTGTTTTAAAAACACAGAACGTACTTAATTTATCTCAAAATGTTGGTGGCTCAGGTTCTACAGTGTCAACAGTAACTTTAACTGGAAATCCAACTACTTATATAGCTGCTGATATAGATGAAAGAGCTGGTAATGTATTTGCTACAAAAGCAAATAACGATCCGATAACGTTTCAGTATATTGTTACGTTTACAGCCGCAGCAGCGGGTAGGTTTGTTGATGAGTTTCAGGTAACATATAGTTCACTAAGTTCAAACATAGATAACAATACATCAGATGCATATCTTTTGTTAGAAAGTGGATCAGGTGATAAGTTTGGTAGAATAAAAGAAGGTGATACAGCAATAGCTAACTTTAAAGTATTAGCTGATGGAGCAATAACAGGTGGCACAGCAGCAAGTGCAACGGTAGCAGTAAGTTTATTAAATTAAAAAATTATGAGTGCAACAATATCATTTAGTGAAATACCAGCAGACATAGAAGCAAAAAGCTCAGCTGGTTATAGCAGTTTTGACGTAGACGATAGAGCATATGATCTATTGTATGTTTCAGATATATCATCTGGTAGCATGGCTACACCTCATTTATGCGGTGCTATTATAGCAAAAAGTACTACTGTATTAACTATAGACACAAGTGTATACGGTACGGCAACTTATAATGCCACGTTAAATGAACATGCAATAGATTTAAAAGATGTGGTTAATATTGGTTTAGGCATATCAACAGCTAACAGTAGCGAGTGGGACAGTGGGTCTTGGCCTTTTACCGTCACAGGCGCAAGAGGTAACCATTACTTTTTTGTGGTTAAAGATAAAGTAGCACAAAGCAATGGCTTACTAGGTTATTACATGCAAGTTAAGATGCGACTAACACCTGGTAGCAGTAAAAAGACTGAATTATTCGCTGTAGGTAGCGAGATATTTGAAAGTAGTAAATAAAACAAAATTAATGTAATTATAATAACATGAGTGAACAAACTAGAGCGCTGAATCAAGCAATGGGTGCAATTCCTATTTCAAGACAAGGAAATATTCTTTCAAACATTGCAGACTTAAATCAACAAGTTGCTGATCGAGGTGGTGTTGATAAAATATATGGTACAGAAAAAGAAAACAAAACAAGTATGTTAGGAGATTTATCAAGTGGACAAGTAGGAGCAATAGGCCAAGGCATTGGAGGTCTAGCTAGTATAGCATCTAGTATAGTAGGTGGAAGAGCTAGAAGACAAGAACAGGCACAAGCTAGAGATGCGTACAGAAACAGGATGTCGTCGTTTGAACAAATGAATTATTATGGTAGTCAACCAATAAACCCATTTGCAAACCTTACTGTTAATCAATTACAAGCTCAATTTCAAGCAAGACAACAACAACAAATGGCAGCCAACACAATGGCACAACTTAGAGGCGCAGCGGGTGGATCAGGTATAGCCGGTTTAGCTCAAACATTATCACAGCAGCAACAAGGCAACCTAGCACAAATAGCTGGTGGTATAGGTCAGCAAGAAGCTACAAACCAAATAAATATAGCTCAGGGTGAAAACATTAGATTTCAAGCACAACAAGCAGCTGAACAAAGAGTAAGAGATAAAAACGAAACCTTATTAGCGTTAGCAACACAGAGAAAAGCAATAGCTGATCAAGCAAGAAAAGACGCTACAGAAGCATTAGTCGGTGGTATAGGTAACGTAGCAGGAGCAGCGTTAAGTTTTGTAGGCGCAGGTTAAAATAAAAAGATATGGCATTAGAATCAACGAGTATATTATTACAACAGCAAAAAGCATTAGGTGATGCTAACAAGTTTGTAGACTATAGCGAAACTATTAATAAAACTTTAGGCAAAGCTATAGAAAAAGAAGTAGAAATACGTAAGAAAGCAGAAGATACATACTCTGAAACTATGACAGCGTATGAAATAGAGAGGCTACAAACAGATGAGTATCCAGAAGACTGGGGACCACAAATGACAGCTGAGTTAAGTAAACAAAAACAAGAGTATGCTGAGGCCGCACAAATTGTTAAGACAACAAGAGATAAGACAAGTAAAGAGTATATCGATGCTGTAGCTAAAATGTCTAAGTTAAAGGTAGGCATGTCTGGCATGAGAACCAAAATAGGCTTGTGGAAAGAAAACGCGAGAGAGTTTGCTCAGTTAGCTGAAGAAGGAGCTATAACAGAAGGTTTAAGTGTAAACGAAAGAAATAAACTACTTGGTTACAATAACTCTAAAAATACAAAACCAGTTTTTAGAGATGGTAGGTTTGGTGTTGAATACAATTGGATTGATAAAGATGGTAACCCACAAACTAGCACAGCTTACGAAGGTGAAGAGCCTAGAGTTGTTGCACCTGCAACAAAAGAAATAGAAGCTATGAATGCTAAATATAACGATGCTGTTAAGCTTATAGGTGAGGGTAAATGGAACGAAACAGCATGGACACAAGACGTTAGAAACTTCACTAACACATTAAACTTTGATCAGTTAAGAAGTTTTGCCGGTGATTTTGAATCGGTAAATGGCTTACAAACATTTGATGATATAGAGTTTGTAAAAACAAGACAAGAACAATACGAAAAAACAAATCCTGATTCTGATTTTGGCAAGTGGTGGCAAGACCCTGCTAATAAAGGTGAATTAAAAGAAGGTATAACTCAGTTTTTTAAAGACACATATTTACCTAAATTTAGAGCTTTTAAAGTAGAGCAAGAGGCAACGGGCAGAAGAAACCAAGCTTACAATAGAGCTTTAGGTGGTGATAAAAACGCATTTAATGTATATAAAACAATGCAAATAAATGATGATGTTAGAAGGATGCTTAGTAGCCATAACGTGCCAAATGGTGAAGATGGTAAACTGTATATAAGTCAAATAGAGACTGTATTTAATGGTGCTGGTTTAGTTGATGCAGACGGTGCACCACTTAACATTGGATTTATACCTGCAAGTATGGATACAAAAGGTGTAGATGTTACAACAGGCGGATACGAAGATGTTGTTAGCTTAGTAGAACAAGCAAGAAAAACTGGTAGATACGATGCAAACATAAGAGGTGATGAAGCAGGTAGATTTAAACAATCAATATATGATGTAGACTCTTTAAAGGCTGGTGATTCTATAGTTATATACCCAAGTGAAATAAGAACAGCTGGTGACGAACAAACAACTAGAGAACAAAGAGCTAAATATAAACCTTCAGTTATAACGATACCAGCAGGTTTAAACAGTAGGCGATCAATAGAAGCTTTCTTTAGAAAAGCTTACAGAGACTCTTTTGAAAATATGATTGTTGATGACGCATACATATCAGGACAAGGTGACGGCACAACGCCAGATAATCCACTAGTAACAGAATAAAATGAAGGAGACTATATTTGAGTTTTATCGTCAATATGCTCCAGACGTTAAGATTACTGATGATAAAATTAACGAGATAGAGACGTATTACAGAGGCGATGTAAATAGATTTATTAATGACTTTAAGAAAAAAGTCACTGACCCAAAGGGCATAACTCTTGACAGACAAGAGTCAGCCGCTATTGGTGCAAGAATATATAGAGCATATGAAGAGGCTGATGTAGATGCTGTAATAGAAAACGAAGAAACAGAAAGAAGATTACAAACTAAAGAAAAAGTTAAAGTCGATCCCGACATAGATCCAACAGAATTATTGGATAATTTTTATGATGGTACAAAAACACTCACACAAGACTACCATCATGTCAAACAATTACTTTCCCCATACGGTTTTAAAGTTAAAAAAGGTAACAGCTACAGCGAGACAGAGAAACGTCTTATGGAAGCTGGTAGTGTAATGAACGCTCAGTTTAGTGTTGAAGGTAAAAGATCTTTAATAATAACTGCACCTAACGGTAAAGAGCAAACCATACTACTTGATCCTACTGATCAAAACAAAAACAAAGAAATACTAACAGAGTTTTTTAACGCTAATGTTGATAGAGACTCTGATGCTTTTAAAAAAGGACAGTCAAAAATTAGATCTGTATATAGCGAGATAGGTAGAGATTACTATGACGCTGTTAAGTTAACTGACGCAGAAGAAGACGCTGTAATAGCATCTGCAAAAGAGGTAAACCTATTTGAAGTACAAACAAGTAGAATGCCTGGAACAGCACCTGGTACTCAAGTAACAACTACTTACATGCCGTATAAAGAAATTATTCAACAAGCAAAACTTTATTTAGCTGACAAAGAAGATAATAAAAACCCAACAAACGAAGATATAGAAAGAATAGCTAGGCAACTATACACACGTAAAGCTCTGTTTGATAAAAGAGCAGCTAAGGGTGATAAGTACTTATCAGACATAGGTAAAACTGAGATCTTTTCATCCTCTACAGGACTTCCAGTTTTTGATTCTGAGGCGGACCTTGAAAAGCAAGCGCAAGTGTATATAGGTGGTAAAGCTTTAGAATCATCGGCTGCAAAAAATCTTGAAAGTAGAATAGAAACTGTTGACTTGTTAAATCAAAACTTTGACGCTGACCCAGATGTTGTTGCATTAAATACTTTATTAGACAAGTATGATGAGCATGAAAACTCTCAGCAAATGATGTACAGCATGAATGATGGTGATAGAGAAAGACTTAGAGTTTTAAGTGAAAGAGTTAGTGGTAAAATATTTGATATCGATGCTGAAAGCAGAAACATATTAAGTAGTATTGATTATGTTGAAAACACATCTGAACAATTAGAGGTTGCTAGAAAATCATTTAATATGACCAAAAGGTGGTTTGATAAATTTGATCAAGCAACAGATAGAACTATAAATGACTTATGGACATTTTGGGGTAGAACAGCATCAGATGTAGATATGATATTAACAGCTGCTTCTAAAGCAGGTAAAGATGGTGGTGAATCACTAGAAAAAACACTATTTGAAGGTGGTGAACAAAACTCTGACTGGTTTAAAAAAACTTTTCCATCGCTATCAGACGAATCTATAAATAAGTTTAATATTGAAAGGCAAAAGCAATACCAAAAAATAGAAGGTAAATATAGAGAAGGTGTAAAAGATATTGGCACCGCGTTTCAAAAGGGCCGTGTTGGTGAATTAGCTTTTGATATGATTGCTGATTTTTTACCTATAGTTGGTACTATAGCTTTAACCTCTTTCGCAGGGCCATTAACTGGAGCTGCAAGATTTGGTAGTATGATGGGATTAGGTGGTGGTGCTAGAAGATCAGAGTATGACTTCGACGAATATATAAATCCAACAGCTGGCAAAACATCATTAGCACAAAAAATGTTTATATCCGCTGGTCATGGTTTAGCAGAATACGCGGGTGAAAGGTTAACAACATTTAAATTAGTTGATAATATGATATCACCTAGAGGTTTACCTAGAATAGGTAGCGATGAGGTGATAAAAGCACTTGCACCAACAGGTAGAAAATACTTGCAAAAAAACTTTCTATCAGCTGTTCCACTTGCTTTTGGAGCTGAAGGTTTAGGTGAAAGCGCTACTCAAGTAATGCAAAATGTTTTAGATAAAAGACCAATAATGGAAGGTGTACCTACAGCTTTTTTTGGTGGTATGATTATGGGTGGAGGTATGGGAATTGCAAGTACACTTCACGGCGCAGCTATAGCAAGCACTGTTGATAGTAAAACAAGAGATGGTTTAACAAAACAATATGAAGGCTTTCACAATGAAGTTAGTAGATTAGATGATCTAAGAAGAAGGCAAAATGATTTTAAATCTAGAACTGGAATTGACTCTAAAAAATATGACGAGTTAATTGAAGCGCAAAAAAAGAAAGTACAAGAGTCAGCTGATGCTTTAGATAAACAATATAAAATTTTAATACCTGAACTACCAGCTTTTAACAAAGCAATATTGGGTCAGATAATGCGACAAGAAGCTCTCATAAACCAAAAAAGACTAGAGTATGAAGCTTTAGAAAAGCAGTACAAAGATGGTGAAATAACAGCGGCAGAGCTTGATACTAGAAAACTAGAGATTGAAGTTGAGCTTGCTAAAGAAGATGGACTTATTGCTCATCTTGATGCAATAAAAAGTGGTAAGCTAAATCAATTTAAGCTATTAAAAGATTCTAAAGACAAGCAAAATGAAGATAAATATGATCAGTACATTGATGCCGCAAAAGCTGAAGGTGTTGAAAATGTTGAAGCTAGAGCTGAAGAAATGTTCTACGAAGACTTACATGATAGTCAAGTTTTAGTATATAAAAAAATAGCAAAAGAGCATAATAAAAAGAAAGGTAGAAGATATGACATGGAAGTTAAGTCCATGACAAAAGAGCAAGCTATAGAAAGAATAAAAGAGTCTGACAAAACAGAAGCTGAAAAAGCAGAGATAATAAGAAATATTAGAGAGGGCAAACAAAATGGTATACAGCTTGATTCTACGAATAGTAACGGCCAAAATATTAGAACAGCAATATCTATAAAAGAAAACGCAGTTAAAAATAGAAGAGCGTATACAATGCCACATGAGGTTATTCACGCTGTTGTTGATGACGCTTTAACATTTGATTCAAGCAAAGGTGTTGATACAGCTAGAGAAGCAGAAATATCAGACGCTATAAAAGAGTACACTAAAAACGCGTTGCCTGATATATACGAGCAAATAAAAGATCAAAGTCAAGTTGAAGTTATTCCAATGTTCTTTGAGTATTTCTTAGCAAATAAACATAAGGTTAAAGACCACGCTGCTTTCTTTGGCGGATTTGCTGGTGCTGTTGTACCTCAAATAGATTTTAACAATGCTGCGGAGTTGTTAAGATATTTTGATTCTTTTGTACAGTATAATCAAAAAAGATCATCACTAGAAAAAGCTAGAAGAGCAGAACCAAAATTTAGTTTACAAGAAGATCCTAAAGGCTTTGCTAGAAGAAGAGATAAAATGAACAATGCTGTTGAGAGAATAATGCAAAATTATAGAGACTCAAGAGTTGGAAGAGAAGAAGATGAACTTGTTGATGATTTTGTTTGGAACGAAGAAATAGCAGCTGAAGTTTTAGCGTTTGCAATCGAGAATAAAATTTTAGATACCTACATACTAGGTAAAAGGCCTATGGGTATATCACCTACACAATGGATAAACGACGTATATACTGAGTTTATAAGTGTTTCTAATAACTATGACGGTAGAATAAAAGATGCTGATGGTAGAGCAGATTACTTTGGTTGGCTAATGGGTAACTTAGGCTACCAAGCACTTGATGTTACTAAATCAGTAATTAAAGAGCAGCAACAAAGAGCGAAGACAGTTGACATAGATGAAGCAAGAGGTATAGCCGCTGAAATAGGAGATACAGTAGAAGACTTTGGTTTTACTGAGGTTGCTGAAAAGTTAGGTGTACCGGTAGAAACAATTAAAGAGTTAACTAAGTTAGTACAAGGTGAGTTAGGTAGGTTTACAAAGGATATTACAGAGGGTGTCACACTTAATAGAAGTATATCGCCTTTGTTTCAAACATTAAATGCTAGGTTTGCTCAAGCTACAGCTAAAAACCCAGGTGGTGGTAACTGGAGAGTAATAGCACCTTTATTAAAAGACTTAAAATCTTTCATAGAAAATAATACAGCTACAATGCTAAATGAAGTTAGCACTGAATATGCTGCTAAGAACATACCACAGATAGTACAAAAATCTGTTAATGGTGAGTTTATATCGGACTGGCAAGGTAAAAAAATAGACAGACAAAGTAAAGCTGACACGGGTAAAACATCTGGTCCACAGATAATGAGAAAAGATAAGCAAGGTATAAGAAATCTTATAAGAAATCCACAAGCTTTGTTAGATATATTCTTACCTAATAACAAACCAAGTCAAGCTAAAAAAGAAGGTTTAGCTATTAATTTATCACAAAGACTAGCAAGAGAGATATTACAAAATGATTTACTTAACTATATAAAAACAGGTAGCTTTAAAAACTCACCTATAGCAGAAAGACTAGCAAAAACACAAAGCTTATTTGATAGAGTTATAAGCGAAGCTAAAGCAGCTGAAATAGTAAGGCAGAGTGATAGAATAAAAAATAGTGTAGAAACATTAGCTCCGCCTGATAGAATAAAAGTATTTGAAGTTAACGATCAAATTGTTGAGCTAATAAGAAAAGGTGTTGATGTTGAGGCTGCTGTAAGGCAACTATTAAGGTTTGGTGATAAAAAAATGTTGCAAGTGGCAAAAGCATATAGTAGTGTTATCGCTAAGTATGGTGACTTTACAAAGCTAGCAAAAGCAGAAAGATCTAAAATAAAACCAGGCGTTGTTACATTAGAAGATTTTATACAGCAAGAGTTTGCTGATATAGTAAGTGATGATCTAATGTTTGGTAAATATGTAGATAAAATAGCTAACTTAGAAAAAGATTTAAATGCTTATCATCTTGAAGATGGTAGAGTAGAAACAGCAAGAAAAACAGACAAGAAGTTTATAAAGAGCTTAATGAAAGAATTTAACAACGACCCTAAAGAAGTTGCTAAGTTTGTTTTAAAGTTTATGAAGGGTCACACAGCTTCAGCAAGTCAAATATCAAACAAAGCTTTTGGTATTATTGATGGTATACTTAGTATAATTGACAAAGATAGAGTTGGCGCAAGGTCAAGATTTCAAAACTACCAGAATGTAGACGAGATGCTAAACACGTTATTACGTGATAACCTTGGCATGCAAATTACTAAAGTAAATAAGTTAGGCAAGCGAGAAGGTGGTTATGAAATAACATACGAAGGTCAAGATGTATTCTTAGGTAATTCTGAAATAAAATTAAACCCAATAGAGTCAAAAGCTGTAATAAAAAATAACATAACTTACGATCAAAGCAAAACTGAAGCCGACGAGCAAACAGCTGCTATGTTTAAATATCTAGACTTCTTAAACAAACAAAGGGGTAATAACTACGATGATATAGATTTTATATTAGCATTACAGTCTTTAAATAGCAACATGCAAACTATGTTGCGTAGATCTGCGCCATACACATATAAGTTTGTAGGTGATTATACAGGTGCGTTAAGATATGAACATATAATACCTGCTGGTTATATATTAACAAACATAGCTGATCATTACTTAAACAAAGGAAAGACAAAAGCAGATCTTAAAAAGTTAATGTCTAAATATGAAGTTGCTATTATACCAGAGACTATGGATAAGCAGATACCTATGGGATCGTTAATGGCTAGAGGTTATCAAGCTGGTGACAATGCTTTGGCTAATAGATATTATACTATAGCAAATTTTGGCAAAGACAATTTTTATCCTGTAAAAAATATAAATAACGGTGATGTGTTTGGTGACGTGTTTAGTAAAAAGTCATTACAAAGGCTAAACATAAGAGCAAAAAATAGCGTTGAAAAACGATCAGATTCTAAAGCAGCACAACACTTTGTTGTTGCTATGAAAAAATCAATTGATCCTAACGCAAAACAAAAAGGCGCTAGCGTTATAGACTTTGATGACACGTTAGCTAAAACTACTTCTAAGGTGCTTTACACGCTTCCTAACGGAACTAAGGGTAAAATAGATGCTACAGAGTTTGCAACACGTTCTGAAGCCTTAGAAGCTAAAGGAGCAGATTTTGATTTTAGTGAATTTACTAAGGTAAAAGCTGGTAAACGTGGACCTTTTTTTGGCAAAGCACAAGCATTAAAAGATAAGTTTGGTAACACAGATATATTTGTGTTAACAGCAAGGCCACAAGATGCTGCACCAGCTATACAAAAGTTTTTAAGTGGTATAGGTTTAGACTTAAAAATAGAAAATATAATTGGACTAGAAAATGGTACGCCACAAGCTAAAGCAGACTGGATAACTAGCAAGGTAGCAGAAGGTTATAATGATATATTATTTGCTGATGATGCTATTAAAAATGTTAAAGCAGTAGCCAATGTACTAGATATGTTTAACATTGGTGGTAAGATATATCAAGCAAGGCAAAAGTTTAGTAAAGAAGGATCAACAGAAAAAACATTAGATAAAATATTAGACGAAAATAATCCTGATAGTGACGTTGCAGGTAGAACTGTAGATGAAACAGAAGCAAGAGAAAAGGGTAGACCTGGTTTTTGGTTAAAAGAACTATTTAACTTTAGATCAAAAATTAATCAAATATTTATTCCACCGTCTGCTGAAGATTTAAAAGGGTTATGGGACAATCACATAGCTGGTAAAGGTAGAAAAGGTGAGTCTGATAAAGTGTGGTTTGAGGAAACTATACTAAGGCCTTATGCTAGAGCAGAACGTGCACTTGATAGAATTAAGTTAGCCATTAGAGATGGCATGGTTAATCTAAAGAAAATGTACGGTAAAGACTTTGTACAAGATTTATACAAAGATGCTATGCCAGAGTTTACACGTATGGATGCTGCTAGAATATATTTATGGTGGAGAGCAGGACATGATATACCTGGTGTAACAACAGAACAGTTTGATAAGTTATTAGATTATGTAATGAAAGATCAGCAACTAAAGAACTATGCTGATAATGTTTTTGAATTATTAAACGATAACATAAAACCCGCGTTAGTACCTTTATTTGAATTGTATCCACCACCAACACAATACTGGAAACAACAAGATATAAACTCTGATGTAGAATTTGTGTTTAAATTTATACGACCAAGTATACATCAAGAATTCATTGACAATAGATACAATGTGTTTACACCTGAGATGATGAATAAGATTCAAGCTATATATGGCACTCAGTTTAGAGAGGCATTAGAAGATATATTCTTTAGGATGGAAGAAGGTGTTAACAGGAACGCTAGTCAAATAAATAACCCTTGGATTAAGTGGTTAAACTTTGCTACAGGTAATATAATGTTTGTGAATATAAGATCAGCGTTGTTACAGTCTATATCAGCAACAAACTTTATAGAGGTTACTGGACCTAATAACTTATTTAATACGCTAGCTAGAGTTATGGATAGAAAACAATGGGTTGCTGATTTTACAGCACTATGGAACTCAGAGTTTTTAAGAAACAGAAGAGGCAGAGGTAAAATAGATATTGTACAAGAAGAGATACAGCGTACTGTAGCATCTGAAAAAGATCCATTCTTACGTTTAGCTAGCATATTACAAAATAAAGGTTATGCGCCTACTAGGTTTATGGATAGTTTAGCTATAGCATTTGGTGGTGCGGCTTATTATAGAAACCTTATTAATGATTATGTTAGTAAGGGTATGGATCAGGTACAAGCAGAGAGAACAGCTATGAGAGACTTTAGAGAAAAAGCTGAAGCCTCACAGCAGTCCGCAAGAGCTGATTTAATATCTATGCAACAAGCTAGTGTTATGGGTAGAATATTCTTAACGTTTCAAAACGTTACAATGCAGTACACAAGGTTAGGTAAGAAAGCACTTAATGACTTTAAAAATGGTAGAAGAGTTAAAAACGCAGATGGTACATTTAAATCTTTACGTGATAGTAGGTTAGAACAAGCTTGGCAAATGTTTCAGTTTATGGCTTATCAAAACTTATTGTTTGCCGGTTTACAAAAAGCTATAATACTTATGTTTGCTTTAGGTGAAGGTGAAGAAGTTGAAGAAAAACAAAAGATAGATTACTTAAACGCAGCGCTAGATTCTATATTAAGAGGTAGTGGTATAGTTGGTGGTATACTATCAGTAGTTAAAAATATAGGTATTGAAATAGCAAGAGGTAACAGGCGAAATTTAGATGTTAAAGTATTAGAAATATCACCTACAATATCTACTAAATTTAGAAAAGCAGCTAAGATAATTAATGCTATAGGTAAAGGTAATTATAAAGATTTATTAATTGAAACACCTTCATTTATTTATGGTCTACCAACTGATAGAATAGAAAGGTTAATAAGACAAATAGAAGCTGGTGTTGATTTACACGATCAGGGATATAAATCATACGAAAGAATACTAATGAGCTTAGGGTGGTCAACATATGACTTTGGTCTGGCCAAACCTCCAACTGTTTTAGATATATTAGATTTAAGTGAAAAGACAACGAAAAAGCCAAAAGGTAGAGGCGGTAGAAAGGGTAGAACAGGTAGAAAAAACAGGTAAAGAATATTGAAAACAAGTAATAATAAATAATGGCAGCACAAAACACAACAACTAAATCCCTTTCATAATGAAACAAATCGAAGAACTAGGCGATAAAACAATTGGTATAGATATAGATGGCGATAAAAAGCCAGACTTCAAGATCGACGTAAAAAGTATTGCGATAGTTATAGGCTTTATTATCTCTGGTACTATGGGTTATAACAACCTTAAGCAAGAAATAGAACTAGCTAAAGAACTACCTACATATGAAGTAAAAGAAACATCTGACGGTTTATTATTGAAACAAAAAGTTACGTACTTGGAAAAAGAAATAGAAAAACTTGAAGAAAAAGTTAGCGACTTAGAAAACAAAGTGTATAAAAGATAATTAAATGATTAGCAAGCACGTTAGTATGCGCGAAGGTAAGTACAGCATAACAGCAAAACGCCTTGGCTTAGAAAACAATCCAACTGAAGAACATCTTAACAATATGAAGATGTTAGCTGTAAAAGTATTTGAACCACTCAGAGAGTGGGTTGGTGGTCCTGTCAGGATAAATTCATTTTATCGTGGACCAGAATTAAATAAAGCTATCGGCGGTAGCAGCAAGTCACAACATTGTAATGGTCAAGCGGTTGACATAGATGATGTGTATGGGCATAAGACAAACGCTGAGATGTTTAACTTTATAAAAGATAATTTACAATTTGATCAGATGATTTGGGAGTTTGGTGACCACAAAAATCCTGACTGGGTACACGTAAGCTACGTTAACCCGGGTGAAAATAGAAACAGATGCCTAGTAGCATTTAGAAAAGACGGTAAAACTCAATACGCAAATTACGCAGCTTGATTAAATGGAACAACGTAAAGCCTGAAGACAAGGTGGTTGGAATTATATTTTTTCTACAATGCGCTTTGCTTGTAGCTATTTTAGTATTACATTACATTTATAAAATTTGGACATGACAGAAAAACAAAGAAACTTAGGGAGATTAATAACAATAGGAGCACTTGTGGGTGTTTTATTAGCAGGCGCGCTATCAAGCTGTTCACCTATGTTATACCGAGGGATAGATCATAATCAAGTAATGGTCACACATGTACTTGCTTTAACTAAAATGGGTGACACCGTTAAGATAAAAATAGATCAAATAAGACCACAACAAACTTATAATGTTGTTGGTTACGACTTTGTTAGATGGCAAGATAATAGATATTATAATCCATATAATGATTATAGGTATGATTACAGATATCACGATAGTAGGTGGAGATATCATGGTAAAGCAAATGGCACATATGGTTATGTAATACCAAACCCAAATAATAATAATAACGCACCTATCACAGTGGGTAACGCTGGTGGATCACAAAGCTATGGTGGTAACACA